GGCAGCCCCCCTAGGGGCCCCACCGGCGCTTCGCGCTGACCGTATGGCATCTACCCTTAATCCCTAGAAAGAACAGGGTGGGTGTCAGCAATACAGTCCTCTGGACGGGGCGGCCGGATCGCTCCGGCTGTCCCGTTCTCAGATCCCACAGGGAGTTCCATGGCTGGAATTCATACTCAGCAACGCCGAAGTCCTGATCAGAAAGTGCCTGGTGGGCAGTGGTGGCGGAGTTCCTCCACTACCAATCTGTACACCAACGCACCAATTCTGTACCAGTACTTCAGCAGTCCGAGTAGTTTTCCAAGGCAGATCACCACATCCTATCGGAGTGGTGAAGTGGATGGTCGATCACATACCCCTACTCCCGGAGAGCTTTTCAAGTCTCGCCGGGAGAAGGGGAATTATGGATCGATCGACAACGGTCACGAGTTTTCCACGTCCAAAGAGGAAATCATCTTCAGCCATGCTGAAGTAGATATCCGTGGGCGTGAGTTAACTAGTAACCGACTGACGCGATGGCAAGGTTGGCTTGAACCTAACCAAGCTGTCCCGTCAGGAACTGTCTCGTGGGGAACCTACTATAGCCCGCCACCCGGTCTCAGCTCTGCTGTACTGGGTGCCGAAGCTATCAGAAGGACTATCCCTACGAATCCGGCCGCTTCACTTGCCACAACTCTTGGCGAACTTCGCCGCGAGGGTCTTCCGTCCCTTATCGGGGCCAATTCAATGCGCAAAGATAATCGTCCACCTGGGAAACTAGGTGGCGAGCATCTTAACGTAGAGTTTGGCTGGAAGCCTCTCGTGAGCGATGTCGTCAAGACGGCATTAGCGTTGGATGCCGCCGAAAGGCGGATTCAGCAGCTAATTCGTGACAGCGGTCGCCGAGTGCGCCGATCCTACGCCTTCCCAACGGAAGGTGGTGCCGAGACGCGAGTTCGATCTGGGTCGTTAGTTAACCCGACCGGACAAGCATCTTGGAACCAGATGTGGGGCACTCTGAATGGGGTTCTCACAGAGACCAGGTCCTACTCTCGTAGGTCTTGGTTCTCTGGTGCGTACACCTACTTGTACGATCCCGGTGAAGGTAAAATCGGGTCGCTCAAGAGGTTCCAACGGAAATGGCTACACTCCGTTGGACTGGAAGCATCTCCCAGTGTCGCGTGGAACCTCATGCCATGGAGCTGGCTCAGCGATTGGGCAGTAAACTTCGGCACTGTTCTTGAAAACGCCGAAGCTTTCTCCCGCGATGGGCTCGTCTTGCAGTATGGGTATCTCATGACTGAAACAACGTCTGAGCATACCTATACCCTCGTCGGCCCCTATCCTAAGATGGGGGGCGACGTCGGCCCGATTAGTATCACCTTCCGTAAGACTACGAAGGTGAGAACGCGGGCTACGCCCTATGGATTCGGTCTCGCTACCAGTTCGTTTACGAACCGGCAGTGGGCCATCCTTGCCGCCCTTGGCATGACCAAGGGCGACAAGCAGATCAGACGTGGAGACTAAGCCACGATGATCTGCACACATCTCTACCACCCAGGTAGAGGTGTGGCATGACCACAAACGTCAACCAGGCGTTTGTGTCCTCTCTCTTGCAAGGACAGTGCCTTGGCTTACGCCGATCCTCAGTCAGTCACCATCTCCGGCACTCCCGTTTCGCTTCCGCGAACCGGTAGTGGCCCGAACGCCGGCACATTCACCAGTGCCGACGGTCTGGTGCGAATGACCGTCTCCCACGCCTACGGGCGTAGGAATCGACGGACCATCCGCCTGGAGCACGCGAAGGTTGCCCCCGACCCGTTTGTCCCGAGTCAGAATGCTCGATACTCGATGTCTACGTACATCGTGATCGACACTCCGACTACGGGCTACACGGCAGGGGACGCGAAGGCAATCGTGGACGCTCTCACAGCGTACCTGACTGCCTCCACCGGCGCGAACGTCACCAAGCTTCTTGGTGGCGAGAACTGACCGGATTTGATTTCAGCCGTAGCATAGGCTGAATCCCGAATCCGAAGAAGTTCATCCCTTAAACCCGGATGATCTTCTGGATCGCTGTGCGTCAAGGCTAGGGATTAGACCACCTCTGTTAGGAGGGCTCTATGAAAAGCCTGACGCTGTTCCTGCAGGCGGTCTTGGTCGAGCTTGCTGACCAGACCGGATGTCGCACGAGCGCCATCAGAGACGGCAAAACCGTCTCTGATCGTGTCGGTCGCGAGGGGTGGTCGTTCTTGACGATCACCTTACCTGCTTTTGGAAAGGGGCTCGAAAAAGCCCTTGACCTTGAGCAGTGTAGTCCCGACCTCTTCACCGGTTTCCGGTGTAGAGGCAGAACCCCCATTTTCATGGGTGAGTTCATGGACCTCGTGTTCGACCGTGGCTCGGGTAGGCTGCTCGATAACCCATCGATCACCGCCATCTGGGCCATACGTCAGTTCACACTGATGTGGGCCAAGATCCTGCTTCCTTGTAGCGATGCAAGGAACGCAGCAGCGATCGAGAAGTATCTCGAGTGTGAGAAGGAGGTGCGAGAGAGTGACCGACTTAGAAGCCCTCTTATGGAGAGCTCTTTTGTACGGGTTGCTTCTCTACTTTGGAATGATGTCCGGAATCGTACTGACAAGCTTGTCAGGGATTCTGAACTGATTCCAAAGCACGGCCCTGGTGCCACAGCTGATCGACTTAAGGGAAACCTTAAGTGGAATCAGACAGAGTGGACCCAGCGCATGGAGCAAGTGTTTCCTCACCAGAGGTACCTTGCATCCACGTGGAGCATGGCTCTTGCCAAGCTCGACCACATCACCATCCTCGAACCCGGGGAGGAGAGGCCTGTAAAGGTTACTCTCGTCCCGAAGACGCTCAAGACACCAAGGCTCATCGCAATTGAACCTACTGCAATGCAATACATGCAGCAGGGATTGCGCGATGCTCTTGAAGCTGCAATTGAGTCTGACAAACTCATGCGCAACTTCGTCGGAAGTGCGGACCAGAACCCGAATAGGGAGATGGCTCGTACTGGATCACTATCAGGTGATCTTGCTACGCTGGATCTCAGCGAAGCATCCGATCGTGTCTCGAACCAGCTTGTACGTCTTCTATTTCGCACCAACCCCGACCTGGCGGAAGGGATTGAAGCGTGTAGAAGCCGGAAGGCTGATGTGTTTGGCAAGACTATCCGTCTCGCCAAATTCGCGTCGATGGGTTCAGCCCTTACGTTCCCCGTGGAGATGATGGTATTCGCTACCATCGTCTTCGTGGGAATCGAACGTGGGCTCAGCCGACCGATCACCCGCAAGGATGTTGAATCCCTTGTGGGCCAGGTGCGCATCTACGGAGATGATATCATCGTCCCCGTAGAGTACGTGCTTCCCGTCATCCAGGCGCTCGAAGATTTTGGTCTTCGAGTCAACAAGGACAAGAGCTTCTGGAGTGGCAAGTTCCGGGAGTCTTGTGGTAAGGAGTACTACGGTGGCGAGGACGTTTCCATCGTTCGCGTACGCCGTGCACTTCCTACCAGACGGGAGCATTCGCAGGAGATTGTGTCCGCAGTATCTCTTTCAAACCAGCTGTTCATGGCTGGTTTGTGGAGATCTGCGACACTCGTCGACAACTGGCTTCGGCGCTTTATACCGATGCCAGTTGTTGCCGAGGATTCTCCTCTTCTGGGCCGTCTCAGCTTCTTGGGGGTGTCAAATCCTCAAGAGCGCTGGGACTCTGCACTCCACCGTCCTCTTGTCAAGGGTGGTGTTGTGCACAGTAATCTACCAGAATCAAATCTGGACGATTACGGTGCCCTGATGAAGGTGTTCACTAATGCCCTGAAAAGGGACCACGATTTGCCAACCGTGGACAGTGATCACCTGGCGAAGGCAGGACGCCCTCACCGCGTCGACATCAAGGTGAGATGGGAATCGCCGATCTGACGATCCCATTGGCACTCCCCCAGTAATGGGGGGGTGGCGGATTCTATATCCGCAACGGGAGACCAATCATCTCCCTGGGGGCTTCTTGCCCCCGGGAGGTGCACTTGGC